GTCAAGAAGGTGAAGAGCATTATGTTAAATGTTCCCCCTTGGCTCAAGATAGCAGAGATCAAGATTGATAACCGGACTTCTTTTGTATTAACAAACGGATCGGAAGTTAAGGCTTCTACCTCATCCGGCGATGCCGGCCGTTCAGAAGCCTTGTCTCTCCTTGTTATTGACGAAGCCGCGCACGTTGAGAACCTGGATGACCTCTGGACCGGCCTGTATCCTACGCTATCAACGGGTGGTCGTTGTATTGCCCTCTCAACCCCAAATGGTGTTGGTAACTGGTTCCATAAAACATACATTGAAGCAGAACAAAATGTAAACGATTTCCACCCGACAGTTCTGCCGTGGGACAAACACCCCGAAAGAGACAAAGCTTGGTTTGAGAAAGAGACAAGAAATATGTCCCATCGTCAAATCGCGCAGGAATTAGAATGCAACTTCAATGCTTCTGGCGAAACAGTTATACATTCTGAAGATTTGGAAAGACTGGTTCAGTGTATCAAGGATCCAACTTACAGAACCGGCTTTGATCGCAATCTGTGGCTCTGGGAACAGTATAGCCCAGAGGCCACTTATCTTATGACCGCAGATGTTGCCCGAGGAGATGGCCATGATTTTTCTGTTTTCCACATAATTAAACTAGAGACCATGGAGATCATAGGTGAATATCGTGGAAAACCAAACCTTGAGGAATTTGCTGCCACTCTTGATAGCACAGGCAGAGAGTTTGGCAATTGCCTTTTGGTGGTTGAGAACAACAGTCTAGGAATTTCAATTCTAGAGAAATTGCGAGACAGAGAATACCCGAACCTTTATCACTCGGTAAAGGGAACGCACGAGTATGTTGACCAACTACAGGCTGAGTCCATTGGCAATTCAGTTCCTGGTTTCACTACCTCATCCAAGACGCGCCCACTAATCGTTGCGAAAATGGAAGAATTCATACGAAATAAACTAATTACTACATATTCTTCACGACTTGTAGACGAGTTCAAAACTTTTATATGGAATAACAACAAAGCCCAGGCAATGAGATCCTATCACGATGACTTGGTTATGGCCTTAGCAATAGCATGTTGGGTTAGAGATACAGCACTTACGATTAACAAAAAGGACTTAGAGTACAAAAAAGCAATGATGAACGCAATGCAACTAAACACCAGAAAACTTCAAACAACAATTCCCGGGATGCTAGGCCATCGACAGGGAGTTTGGAGCGACAAGGCTAAGAAAGAAATGCAAGATCAAAAAGATTTTATTTGGCTTATTAAGGGATAGATAAATGGCAAACCAAGATAGAAACCCAAGAAACCCCCGCTCAGAACTTTTTAAAGCTCTAACCAGAATATTTTCTGGACCCCTGATTAATCGGCGCTCGCAGACGGGCCGTCGCCTCCGTAGATATCAGCTCGATAAGTTCGCCAGCCGCTTCACCTCTGCCAGTGGACAGTCTTTCAAGACCGCCCGGTCAAAGAACGCCTACAACCTCCAGTTAGCCATAATGAATCAGCATAACCGCGCCGAGCGTTATGTTGATTTCGAACAAATGGAGTATACACCGGAAATAGCCTCGGCCCTTGACATCTACGCTGACGAGATGACGACACATTCTTCGTTACAGCCGATGCTAAACATTAAATGTTCGAACGAAGAAATAAAGGCCGTCCTTGATTCTCTTTACCACAACATTTTAAATATTGACCACAACCTATTTGGTTGGTGCCGTTCAATGTGCAAGTATGGAGACTTCTTTTTATATTTGGATATCGATGAAAAGTTTGGTATTAAGACCGGTATCGGCATGCCGTCTAGTGAAGTGGAGCGTCTAGAAGGCGAAGACGAGACGAACCCAAACTACATCCAGTACCAATGGAATACCGCTGGTATGACCCTTGAGAACTGGCAGGTTGGCCATTTTCGTATTCTCGGCAACGATAAGTATGCTCCATATGGCACTTCCGTCCTTGAGCCAGCACGGCGCACCTTCCGTCAGTTGATTTTGCTGGAAGACGCTATGATGGCGTATCGTATTGTCCGTTCGCCTGACCGGCGCGTCATCAAGGTTGATGTTGGTCAGATTCCTCCCAACGAAGTCGAACAATATATGCAAAAAGTCATCGCCTCTATGAAGAAGAACACTATTGTCGACGACGCCACCGGCCGGGTTGATCTTCGTTATAACCCGCTTTCCGTGGAAGAAGACTTTTATATTCCTGTTCGCGGCGATTCGAAGACCGATATTACTTCTCTTGCCGGCGGCGCCCATGCAAGTGATATCGACGACGTTAAATACCTTCGAGACAAGCTATTCTCCGCTCTCAAGATCCCAGCGTCTTATTTATCCAATGGCGAAGGCGCCGATGAAGATAAAACAACCCTCGCACAGAAGGATATTCGGTTTGCTCGTACAATCCAAAGGCTCCAACGTTCTGTGGTTTCAGAGCTGGAAAAGATTGGCATTATCCATCTTTATACAATAGGCTTCAAGGGGGACGACCTGTTGAGTTTCTCTTTGGCCCTTAATAATCCCTCCAAGATATCAGAACTCCAAGAGCTGGAACACTGGGACAAGAAGTTTGCAGTTGCCGGCGCAGCCACAGAAGGCTTCTTCTCCCGTCGTTGGGTTGCTGAGCATCTATTCAATATGTCGCACGAAGAATTCCTCCGTAACCAGCGCGAGATCTTCTACGATCGCAAGTTTGACGCCCAGCTTGCTGCCGTAGCAGAAGCAATGCAAGAGGAAGCAGCCGGCGCGCTGGGTGGTGGTGATCTTGGCGGGGATCTTGGGGATGACCTCGGTGGTGAACTCGGGGATGACCTCGGTGGTGAAGACCTCGGTGGTGACCTTGGTGGCGATGAAGCTGAAACGGCCGTTGAGGACCCGGGTGGGGACGAGGATGTCCTCCTCGCGGCCCCTGGACGTAGAGAAGACGCGCCTACACAAAAGAGCATGGAACGCCAAGCTAAAGGCAAAAAACACTATGCAGTTAAAGATAATCGCGACCGCCGGCGCCGGGAGGGCCCATATGAAAGGCACATTGCTGCTAGAACAAGCGCCAATTGGTCGGATAAGAGAAAGATAGTTCCGGGCCTTACTGGCTTTGGCGGCCTCGGCGAACTAGCAAAGGGGATGTTTGAGGGCCAAGAAACTAATTACAGAGACGGCTTTCTGGTTGAGGAAGAAAAGATACACGATATCAGTTGGGAAGTTAAAAATCTCATAGAAAGTTTGGAAAAATCAGCGGAGGCAAACAATGAAACTAAAGCATAATAAGAAGAGGAATACAGCATTTTTATATGAGGCTTTGGTGAAAGAAATAACCAAAGCAGTGATCAACAAAGATGTCAAGCGAAAGAATGCTTTAGTTTCCATGGTAAAGGAACACTTTGCCCCCAATACTATTCTTCGTGTGGAACTGGACCTAATCAAGTCCTTATGCGAGACGAAGCATGTCGATGTTTATACCGCCGAGCGTTTAATAGCCGAGACAAAAAAACAACACAACAAGTTAGATCAGAAAAAGATATTTGAAGCGCAAAGCAGAATGATCAACAAGATGAACAGATGCGCCGGGAAGCAAGCCTTTAATAACTTTGTCCCAAACTATAAATACTTGGCCACCATATCACAACTGTTTTCCGACAAAGTATCGGTCAAAGAGCGCGTTCTCCTTGAAAGAGCACTAATCGGCGCTATGGTTGCCAAGCCAGGAAAAATTAACAAGGCAAAAGAAATGCCCCACGTTGATAAGTTGGTCTTCAAGACGGTTATAGAAAACTTTAATAAGAAATATGATGGGGAACTCCTAAAAGAACAGAAAGAACTTCTAGGCCAATATATAGTGTCTTTTAGCGACAACGGTGTAGAGTTTAAAGTTTATGTAAACGAAGAAATAATTCGCCTCAAAGAGCAGGTAACCAGCCTCCACGAGAACGAGGTGTTCAAAGAGGACGCGGACCTCATAAATAAACTAAACGGAATAAAAGAAGTACTGGGAAAGTTTCAAACAAAGAAGATCGACCCCCAAATGATAGAAAAGATAATGCAGGTCCAGAAACTTATAAAGGAGTGCTCTGACTAATGGCCATTAACATAACAGTTGGCTCCGCAGAACCAGAACTGTCGACGGCCCCGCCTCCGCCTACGCCAGTCACAAGCGTGGAGCTTCAAATCAGAAGATCCATTAATGGCGACTACTACATTTCCGATCACGCCGACATTGATATTATCATTATGAAAGAAAAGAAGAAGGTCTTGGTGATAGCGAAAGACATTATGTCGGAACTGGTCTACGGAGCACAGGACCGACTTTTTAGGTTCCTCGTTCAAAAAGGCCTTGTTGAGCCCGATTCTGTTCAAGGTGGCTCAGTGTATGGCGCGATGGAAGGCCAACTAATGAGTTCCGAAGAACTAAACGTTATAAATATGGCCATAATAAATCTTTCCAAATGGATCGACGAAGAGCGCCCGTACTTTGAATTCATGGAAAAGTTTGACGAAATGGAAACAGATCACTTCGTCGAGCCAGACGAAGAAGAGTCAACAGAACTCGGTGAGGTTCCGCACGACGAGGTTAAGGGTTCTATTCGCCCTGGCTACAACTATGG